GCACTCCGCTGACACCCGGTACTCCGCTGACACCCGGTACTCCGCTGACACCCGCGCCCGTCGCGCCGACTGTGCCCGGCACTCCGCTTGCGCCGTCCGCGCCCGGCGTTCCCGGCACGCCACTTGCGCCATCCGCGCCCGGCGTTCCCGGCACTCCGCTGACACCCGGTACTCCGCTGACACCCGGTACTCCGCTGACACCCGCGCCCGTCGCGCCGACTGTGCCCGGCACTCCGCTTGCGCCGTCCGCGCCCGGCGTTCCCGGCACGCCACTTGCTCCATCCGCGCCCGGCGTTCCCGGCACTCCGCTGACGCCCGGCACGCCGCTTGCGCCATCCGCGCCCGGTGTTCCCGGCACGCCACTGACGCCAGCGCCCGTCGCGCCGACTGTGCCCGGCACTCCGCTGACACCCGGGACGCCCGACGCGCCCGGATCACCCGGCACTCCGCTTGCTCCATCTGCGCCCGGCGTTCCCGGCACGCCACTTGCGCCATCCGCGCCCGGCGTTCCCGGCACTCCGCTGACACCCGGGTCGCCAGTTGCGCCACCGGGAGACCCCGGCGCACCGCTTGCGCCCGGGGTGCCGATCATTCCAGCGTTCCAAGTTTCGTTTCCGTAGTAAAGCATCTGACCGTGATCGAGTGACCCCTGCCACAATACACGCGAAGCCGCCTCGTCGAGATAGGTGACGGTGACTACGTGGGCGATAGTGTCATTATTGAAAACAGTGAGTTGCTTCACGCGGCGTTTGATACCGAGCGCGGGCGCGGCGACAATCGTAACCGGAGTTGTACCGTTCGTTGTCGTGTCGCCTGACCCGTCGCCAAAAATTGCTGTGGTAGTGAAGCCGCCGCCCGATGCTCCGGTGTTGAACGTACCGGGACCATCGGCCCATGCGACAACGATGTCGCAGTCATCCGAGTGCTTTGCCTCGTCGAGCGCAATGATAATTGATTTTGTGATGGCGTCTAAGATCATACTCAATCCCCATCGAGAACAAGTGGGATGACCGCGCCTTGCGGACCTGGGTCGCCCTTGTCGCCTTTTTTGCCCCGGATGACGTAGACCTTATTGATGATCGTAGCCGTGACCGGCTTTAGGGCTCCAAGAGACGAGCCGACTGAGCGCGCCAGCCGAGCGCCCGCTTCGACCCCGTACCGCTTGATATATTGACCTTGCGCGGTCAAATTCCAGTCAGCGGCGGACCACGGGTTCATAGCTATCCCCTCCACGCAAAGATGTGAGGCGTTCCGGTTGTACCCGGAACGCCTCGGTTTCGCAAGCTGTCATTAGCGGACAGCTTATTTCGAGACTTTGACCGGGTGCGTAGCACCGATAAAGCTGCCGACCGCCTTCGCAGTTTCGGCGGCTTTGGCCTCGTTCGCTTTGACAAGCTGGCCTTGCTTGGTCATGTTCCAGCCTTCTTCCGACCACGGGTTATCGGCCCGGTTCGGAACGCCACCGCTACGACCGCCTTGTCCGGCACCGCCGCCTTGCGACTGCGGCCACCAATGCGGGCGCTTGTCCTGCATATCCTTGAGCCAGTCTCCCGCTCCGATGCCCGGGGTGACGCCCGGCTTGTCTTTCGTTACGATGGCACCATCGTCGGCCACATCGAGAACATCGAGCCCGGCCATGATAGCATCATCGACGGCAGTTGGGATCAGCTTGAGCTTGATCGCTTCGTCGCGAATGGCGCGCTCGACCGAACCGCGCTTGATCGTGCCCTTCAACTCGTCACGACCATGTTCCGCATCGGCGGTCAGTTTCTTTTGGTCTTCGAGTTGACGTGCGAGTTGCGCGACGTTGCGCTCGACCGGCCCGAGAGCCGCCTTCACCCGAGTTTGTATAACAGGTTCGAGCTTGGTCTCGTCGAGTTTTCCGTCTTTCGTGAAGGCTTCGAGTTGCGCCTTCATGCTGTCGAACTGATCGAGCTTTTCGTGAACTTCGTCCGGGTTGATGTCGGTGAAGCGCAACAGTTGTTCTTTTGAGACACGGTGATCGCCGCGTTCCTTTTTGAGCGCCTCTTGCACACGGTCAACATCGGCCTGTGTGCGAACACCCTCGACACCGACCAATTCCATCTTGCCGTTGCGCTCAACGTACAAGTCAGCGACGGCAATATCTGTGGGGATTTCGTCGATGGTATCATAGATCGTTTTCAGCTTAGCCATAGCGGCCTCCTACACTTTCCCATCTGCACATGCAGCCGGGCGACACCCATGTGTCCTAAAAATTAGGCCCCTTAGTTTTTGGGGGACTTCAACGGAGTGCGGCTATTAACCATGTTTAGCCGCGCTGTCAAGCTTTTCCTGCCGACGCTCCCTTTTTGCCCACCTTGAGCTTGAGTGGGTTCGGTTGCTTTCGAGTGTGCGGCGTGATCGGCACGCTGCGACCCGGTAGGATCGGCGGAGTGATTGGTTCGGGCGGAATAGTGGCAGCCGCATCGCCAGTGTCCGCCGCTGCACTTCCTGCATCGCCGGTTGGCGACGTATCCGAGAAGCTTGCATCGGTGACAGGCGGCTGCCCAGTGAGCGGATCGAGCCCGAGTGCCTCGTTGAGAGCCATCGCGGTTTGCGCGGCCTGTACTTTTTCCTCGTTGATTTGGTCGATCTCTTCCTCGAAGGTCAATTCGGTAAGATCGTTTGCCCGCATCGAACGGTGCATCGACTTGTCAGATAGCGGCAGGCCGAGTTGCTTGGCCTGCATAAAGGCCAGCACGGTTGCACCCTGCACGGTCGTATCGGCAAAGTCGGTGGTCGGTTCGACGCGAACTTCATCGGGGTTCTCACCCATCCACATCGCGCAAAACTTTAGCACTTGTTCGAGCGCCGCGCCGCCCGTCTGGGCGACCGACGAAATTGTGGTCGTGCGAGCCGCAACACGGATACGCAATGCTTCGCCGCTCTCGCCGCGTGCATTGCCGACATCCATGAACGAGACGCCCCATGCGGTCGCGCTATCCTTGTCGCTCTTCAACGACTGGCGCATCTCGCCAAGTCCGGCAGCGGTGACGCCGATGTACTTCGCATCGCCGCCGATCTTCAAGTCGATGACGCCCTTCGCGCCGACGCGAAGCGGCTCGTCTTTGTCGGCAGTGTTGCCGCCGATGATGACGAGCGTTTGCTGGCCTTGCATGAATAGCGTCTGCCGATAGTCGGCCTCGCCGCGATAGATGGCGAGCGCAAGGTTGCTAAGACCGAGAAGTGGGGGGACTTCCGGTTCGGGTACGAGATCGTTCGCGCCGACGAAGACAAACGGGATAACCTTTAGATCACGCCCGCCAATCTGCGGCGTGATAAAGTCTGCATCGAGCGGCATGGATAGATCGTCAATTTTGACGCACACCTGATACGGATCATCCGCACCGGGCCGGGAGAACGCGGCTTCCGCATTGGTCTCCGGGGTGTCAATCGGGCCGCGCTTGAGTACGCGATGCTTGCGCATGTCTTTCCAGATGAAGCCATGACGTTGCTTTCCGCTTTCGTCAATGACGACCATCTCCAATTCGTTTTTGCCCTCTTCGCGTATGCCCGCATCCCAGTTGATGATACGCTCCGGGTCATAGAACGCGATGTACGGAATTGCCTTGTTCACGTCCACGCCAGTCGGCGCTTCGGCCAGCAAGCCGCAGCGACCCTTGACGAGTTGCGCCTCGTTGATCCGGCGCAAAAGCATCTGCAAGCCTTCGCCCTGCACGGTCGCCCGGTCCATCATCGGCTGCATACGTTCTGGCAGCGTGATCGTCGCGGGCTTCATGTGCATGATGCCGACCATCGCCTTGACTGCATCGCGGATCACGTCATGGTAGACGGCGCGCTGCAAGTAGGCTTCGTAATCAACCCACCCGGGGGATTGTGGAGATGTCATGCCGTCCTGCACCATAGCGGAAGTCGGGGGCAGGTAGTCAATGCGCTTGCGCTTGATCTCGCGCTCACCCGCATAGGTGTCACCCATCTGTATCCACTCACCGATACGATTGATATACTCGGGGTGCCGATCATTTATTGCCATGACGTTCTCCCCTTCGGGGCTATGGTTTAATCACATTCCAGCTAAAGTCACAACCGGCACTTAGACCGGCACTCGGCGCGACCCGACTGTGCGTGGTTCGTACCGCAGCATATAGCGTGTTTCGTCTCCTACGTGGTCTTCGGCCTCGGTATCCACATCATCTACTTTGATCTCGTCGCGCGGCAAAACTGGCACTGTGCGGAGCCAATGATAGCACTCGTCTGCTACAAACAAACCGGGAGTTTCGCGTATTTCTCCATCGAGGCGCTTGGTCGCTTTCAAGCGGCGACGGGTTTGCTCCCATCCCTGCACGCGGGAGCCCGGACCTTTGTCAGCCCGCTCCCAGACAATGCCCCGATGTTTCACACCGTTGATGAAAACTGGCCGCTCAAAGTCATCGGCTATACACACGCCATTGTTCTCGTCGAAGATAGACGTATCAGCGGGTCCACGCTTCACTTTGCACCACGATCCATCGACCGAGCGCCAACCGAACTTGATCTCGCGTTCGATAATGCCGCGAGCAATCTCAGTGACTAGCATACGCGAACCTTCGTTCTCTTTGCCGCGCCAGCCGTACCATTCCTTAATCCGGAATAGATCGCCGCGCACCGTGGCGCGCACTTTTCCATTCGCCATGATGTCCGAGCCGTCGCTGATCGTGTACCATCCGACTGAAAACGGCTTGCTCGATCCATGATCGTATGCCCGAAAGATTGGCCAGCTAGGCGGCGGGATAAACTCTTTGACGACGATGGTATCTTTGTAGCCATGCCAGATGTCGTCGAACATGCCGCCCGCGACAATATCCCATGACCCATAGAGCCATGCCTGTAACTGCGCATCGCTTCGAGCCGACTGCCGCAGGTTGTTCACGTAGTCCGGATCGGACTTGAGCAAAATCTTGTTCTCTTCGAGGAAGCCAAAGATGACCTGACGCGGCGGCTCCGGATGCCCGGCAATGTCACGCGCATCGGAGATCACCGGCCCGGCCACAACTTTCGGATCGACTGTCGTGATCCGGAAGCGGCTCTTGACCCAGTTATGGCCGACGCCGTGCGGGTTCGTCGTGGCGCGTATCTTACGCGGGATGCCGGGCACGGTAGACCGCAAGAGCGAAAACACCGACTTGTAGCAGTCCGGTGTATTCCACGAAGTCAACTCTTCCCATCCGATCCATGTGAACGCATGGCCGTGATATTTTGTGTAGTCCGCAGGCGTGTCGAAGTGCGAGAAGTAGAGGCGCTCACCTGTCGGCCATTCCCAGAAAAACTTGATCTCATTGTAGAACGCACCCGCGAAGATCAGGTTATACCAATGCTTGCTCTTTTCGATGATGTCGCGAAGTTCGGGATGGCTGTGACGAAAGATGATGCCGACCCAGTTCGCGCCATAGCCAAGACCCACATGCTGAGCGAAGTCCATCAAGAGTGCATCGGTCTTGCCCGGGCCGCGTGTACCGGAATAGAGAACTTCCTGTGTCGGACACGATAGGAACGCATCCTGTGATCCGGCCTGCGGAGCCCAGATAACTTCCTTTTCGAGACCGAAGTCGTCGATGATAAGCGGCACCCACACGCCGTGCTTTAGCCGCCACTTGTGAACGACATGATTTCCGATCCCGTCATTCATCGGGATTGCCTGCGGCAGTCGGATCGGCTTCGTCAATGACTTCAAACTCAACATCGGTCGGCTCGTCATCGGGGCGCTTCCCGACAAACTTCTCCGCGAATTGTTCCTTGGTCAACTGCGCGCCGACCACAAGCACACCCCCGGTGTGGTTCACGTCTATCTTTTGCGCAATTCGATATTTCTCGGGGCTGAGCCGCTCCAATGCCCATCGAACCATATCGGGGTCAACTTCCTCGATAATCTCGGGGATCGGCATTTTATTTTCGTCGAGTAGATACGCTTGCGGACCTTCGAACCCGAGCGCGAGAAGATCGGGATCATAGCGGTACTGTACGCGGCCTTGATGAGTGAGGACTTTCCGGTGTGTTCCTGTCGCGAGACCGCGCATCGTTTGCTCTATGGGTCCGACTGCATCCTCGAACGCCGCCGCGAGCGCGTCGTGGAATTTCACTATCTCGCCGTCAATGAGAAGAGATTGAAACGCGGGATGCCCACCTTTGCTTTGCTCAATCCAGCGGTGCAATAGGCGCGTGGATATACCAGCGCGCCGACACATATCGACTTTGATGGGATTTTCAGCGGCGAATTTTATGAGCAAGCGAAGCCGCGTGGGGGAATACTTTCGCCCCGGGCCTACAAGCCTAGTCTCTTCGCGAGATGTAACTTCTCGGGCCATGCCCGTATTCCTTTGTAGTTGCACCGACGCATGTCGATGTGCGCGCCCATGCGCGCCGCTGTATTCGCAATCAGATTATTTCTTTGCGCCGGGAGCTTTCGCGGCCATGCCGCTCTTGCCGACATCCCGGGTCTGCCACGGATCGGTCGGAACTGTTACTGCCGGAAGGAAGCCGCTCTTACCACATGGGTCGCCGGGTTGAACGCTCGCCGGGCTCTTGTCCCCATTCTGGCCGTAGCCGTTTTTCGACGGCATGTTTGAACCTACGATGTCTGTTGCCATTGTCATCTCCCGATCATCCATCCATGCCACGCCGCACCAGCGAGAAAGCCGACACAACCGCCCGCGAACATCGCGCCCGCGATTTGCCAGCCAGTGAGCATTATAGCTTGGCCGAAAGTTCGCCCTCGTCCATCACGGCCCCGCCGATGGTATCGTCGAGACCTTCGCCCATGCCGTCTTTCATATCCCACGCGGGGGCGAGAACGGAGCCTTGCTTTTTGAGAAGCTTCTCACGCGGCTCGGCGTCGAGCGGGTTCGGGCTCGAAGCGTCCGGGCCGGTGCCCGGGTTCGCCGGAGCGACACCCGAAAGCGTGGTCATATCCTTCATGGTCTCTTTGACCGGAAAGGAAGTCTGCGGATTTTTGGCTGCACCGTCGCGGGCAATGTTCATGGCGAACCCCTCTCGAAATTTGAAATTCGGGGGTTAACCTATCCGCATTAAGGGGTATTCGCAACCGGCAATTATACAGCCTTGGAATTGTCTCGGCCCGGGAGTGTGCGAACGCCGCCCGGCGCACCGTTACTGCGGGATTTCGGATGATCCTGTCCGAGCGCAAGCTTCGTGTTTTGCGTGATCCAATCCACGACATCGGCTTGCTTTTTCGGGCGCGATTGCTTCACCGAACTGGGCGCACCGCTGCCGTGGCCTTGTGCATCTTTTGCCATTATGGCCTCCACTTGGCTGGATGGCCGGATTGACGTTCGGCCATTGCAGCGAAGTGCGCCGCTTCGGCTTTGTCCGTCATGCTAGGGTGCAGCCCGACCGCAGCCGACTTCGGATGCCCACCGAGAGTGCGGGCGGCTGACGCATCTGCGGTCTGCGAGAAGTCGCGCCCGCCACGCGCTCGATAGCCAAGCACGGTGTTCGCGTCGTGCATCTGATCCATGTACTTGTTTTCGGTCAAGACGTTCGTGCCCGGCACCATCATGCCGGTGTTGCGGAAGTTTTCGGCTGCCGCGCCCGCATCCTTCACGATGCCGCGCAGTTCGTCGTTCGACTTCAAGTGGTTCGCGTGCCCGCGCAGCGGCACGTTCGCGCTGTCCGGGGTTCGGGCGTTCAAGCCGCGTGTGTCGCTCCCGTGGCCGAGTGCATCTTTTGCCATGACATCCTCACTTGATAACTTTTGCGTAGTCAAAGTCAACACGGTGCAGCTTCGTGCGCTGAGACGGCGTTTTATCAAGCTGCACATTCACGAATTTGCCACCACGACCGACGCTCGTTACTTGCCCATAGCGATTGCCCATAGCCCACGCATCGTAATGCACCGGCATTTCGACACGCTGACCAACTAGGCCCTTCGCTTGAGCATATTTTTGTTCGAGATAGCCGACTGTACCAGCCGGAAACGCCGGATGAACTGGAACTACGCTTGATTTCGGATGACCCTGCGAGAGTGCATCCGCCGCGCCGCGACTTTCACTTCCGTGGCCAAGTGCGTCTTTTGCCATGTCACTTCCCCTGTCGCCGCAGGCGCGCGATCTCGCGTGCGCCGCTGTTGAAGCCGCGTTGCTCGGCGGCATGATCGCGTGGTCCGTCATGTTCACGTTTGAAGTCGGCAAGAGCCGCAAGCGAACCCCATGCGTGACCCGATGAATTGGTCATTGACGGGTGTGTATTGACCGGCCTGCCGCCCCGGATATTGTTGACAAGCGCCGCACCGCCGCTCGACGGCGAATAGCCGCTGAGCTTTTTACCTGAGAACTGCGCGCCGCCCATGATCTTGATACCCGAGCGAAGTCCACGGGGGTCCGGGCCATTGCCTAAGCCCTGTGGGTCGCTGCCGTGTCCGAGTGCGTCTTTTGCCATGTCACTTCACCCTGAAAAGTGTGTCTGCGTTGTCGATCCGCATCCGTTCGGCGGTTCGCTCGGCAACGGCACGATTGCCGACGCGCTTCGTCACTTGCCACGGATTGCCAGCGAGTTTCGTGTTGAGCTTTTGGATCAAGTAGCGACCATGAACGCCACGGCCAGTCGGTGCGCCTGGATTGCTGCCACCGCGATTGTCGCTACCATGCCCGAGAGCATCTTTCATCGTCACTTCGCCTTGCTGATAAACTTACTCGCGTTGAAGTTCGGATTGCGCCTGCCGAGCGAACTGGCGAAACTCTCGGCAAGACCCTTCGCTTCGGGATGTGACGCGCTGAAATCGTGAACCGCGTGCGCGACGGTCTCATAGTGCGAGCGCGTCATGCTGGCGGGCGCAGTTTTCGTGCGGCCCATGTCGCCGGTTGTCGCGGCAGTGCGGAATTTCTCCGCGTTGAAGTTTTGATTTGAGCCGCGCAGCGCATTGGCAAAATGCTGCGCGAGAGCGCCCTTAACCACGCCGGGTACATTCGTCTCGTTGATCGCGCCCGCGATGGCCTCAAACTGCCGACGCTGCATCGGAGCGGTCGTCGCCTCAATGCCGCTTTGATGGGCCGGAATATCAGGCTGGCCGCGAACTGCCGATGATCCTACCACGCGACCCGGGGGTGTAGTTGGCCCGCCGCGTGTGTCGCTGCCGTGTCCGAGTTGATCTTTTGCCATTGTGGGCTCCTATCCCGAGAATGTAGTCCGCTCGCTCGGGCTCCGCAAAGGGAACCCGCCCGAGTGGTTAATTATTTGTTGTGGTAGGTGCTGTCGTTCTGGCCTAGCACATGCTTGGCACTATGGCGGTCGCTCGCAGTCTTCGCGGCGTCACCTTTATAGCCGTTCGCGTAAGCTGCCGCAGCTTGGCGCGCAGCCCCGGCGCGGTTCGAGTAGACCTTCCCGTGGCCTCCCCACTTGTAACCGCCTTTGACTTTTCGTATGGGCATGGGCTCCCCCGCTCACTCAGGTCATCGTGTTCCCCACGCTTTTAGCGACAAAAGTGTTCGAGCGCAACCGGCAATAAATCAACGCCGAAAACCGATCACAAAGCCAGCATCATCGGCGCGCAGCCGGTGTGCGCCATCCTTGCACGCCACGCACTTCCACCTGTTTTCAGTGAAGACGCGGCACGGCCATCGGTTCTGTATGCACAGGAAAGTCTTGCCCGCGATCAGGATGTCGCCATCTTCCACATCGTCGATCTTCACCGGCTGATAGGCGGCTTCGATCTCCGGCTGAAACCGCCATTCAAGTCGTCCGAAGAGGCGCACGATGTCAGGGTCTTGATCGAAGCGGAAACGCTCGGGCGGAATGTACGGGCTCTCGCATAGCACGCGATAGAGATCGGAGCCTTTGCCGGAGTGCCATGCGTATGCCATCCAGAAAATAGCCATCTCGGCCTTCGGTTCCCCTCGCAAAACTCTTCGCATGTCATCTATGGTGATCGTCATGTCGCCAACGCCCTTTCGATTGTCCATCCTTGCCGCATTATGCGGTAATAGAAGGTATTTGGATTGATACCCGCCCCGCGCGCCCACGCGGTCAAGCACTGAGTTTTTCCTCGAAACGTAACCACTCGATTAGAGCGTCGGTTGTAAGCTTGCTCCCGACGAGTAGCCCACTTGCAATTCGATTTGCTGTAGCCTCGATGATTTTTCTTTCGTTCGAGCGTATGCTGTGGCGAGGGTCTAGCCCCCATATCTGCAAGGAAGTTTTTCAAGACCCGCCAGCGTTTGCAGACAGTGATGCCGCGCCCGCCGTAATTATGGAAGCCATGATTTTTAGAATTAGTACAGCGTTGAACCACATTGCGCCACACGCCGAACTCGGGCGGGCGGGGTGTGCGCCGACTATCGTACAGCCGCCACTTCTCGTTGCCGGGCCACTTAGTCACACGGTATCCTCTTTTTGACTTCTGCGATTTGCTCTTCGGTGAGTTGAAGTATGAGCGGCGGCAGCGGTTGTCGAGCGCGGATCAGCGCAAGCTCTTCGATGAACGGGCGAGACGCTTCGTAAAACTCACGCTTGAGCATCTCGATCTGGCGGATCAGTTCGCGCTCGCGCAACTGATCGTCGGTCGGCCCGAAATGAAATTTTTCGCTTGTCATGTTTTTCCTCGGTGTTTTGAGCGAGCCATTCGCGAAGCGCCTTCACAGTGACTTCGTACTTCACCATGTCGCCGTCGATCACGGATTGAATGAGCGCAGCCCGCAATTCTTTCGGTGCGCCTATGCCGACGCGCCTCGCATGGGTTCGTGGATAAAGCCCCCTCGGCACGGATCACCGAACTTCGCCGGGCAGGTATCCGAACTCGCAACCCCTTGGGCTCTTCGAGAAGTCGTAGTGCATGACACCGAACTCTGTCATGTAGAATGATGGCTTGCACTCGCGCATCCATTGCTCGTCGTGCTTGACGGCTTCGTCCGACATTGGCGAAGTATGGATGATTTTCGCCGGACCAAACGGAGCGAAGGTTTCGATGGTGTAGTCGCCGGTTGGCGTGTGGATAGCGACATCGGCGCGAGCGGAGGCGAGTAGAACAAGCACCCCCGCAATGAGAATTACGATGAAGGCACCGATAGTCAGAACTTTTTTCATGCGAGCATCCTTTCTGTTTTCAGCTACGCGGCCCATGTTATTTCGAAACTCAAGCGCCCGCCGCCGCTGCGCTTGCTCGGCGTAGTCTTCTCGGGTGAGCCCTAACTCGTCATGCGTGTCACGCATTGTCCACCGCCCACTTCATCGCTGCAAGCAATTCGGAGCGCGCGGCGATATATTTCTTTGTCGTCATCGTGATGCCACCCGCCGCTAGATAGATTGCATCGAGAGCTTCATTGGCACGCTTGTCGAGCTTGCATTGCTTCACTTCCGCTTCGTGCGCCTCGGCGGCGTGCAGCCGAGCGTTCGCTTCCTTGCGCTCTTGCGCAATCACTGTGGGCGACCGAAGATGGCCATCCTTAATTGCTTTTCTCACCATCTTCTCGATCCGACATGGAAGGCTCTCAGGGAGAACATCACGTTCGAGATTTTGGAGATAGTGTTTGTCAGACCATTCCTTTATCTCGGTGCGGCCTTTTGGTCCGATGCCAATCCGGTAGCACCGATCAATGTTGTCTTCGATAGGGTCGAGTTGATGCAGCACATGCGTCTGCCCGTGGCAGCCGTGATAGCTCGGGTAGACCCGGCCCCACAACTCGCCGTCAACAAAAATCTCGCGCGCACCATTATACAGCAAGCCAGTGCTGTACTCGCTCTTGCGGCGGTCGGGCTTGATCTCGATCTTGTGCGTCATCGTCCTATCCTCTGTTGAGTTGTGCCCCCGGGGGATGGAGCCGCCCCCGGGGAACACTGGCGGGTGTTGTTAGCATGACCGCCCGCTGCACGCGCCGCGCCCTCTTGCACGGCAGGGTAACTCAGGGCTTTTTGATCTCCATCACAGGAACCTTGATGCCTTCGGGCTCCGGCATGTCATCGGACGGGCG